GGTGGGGTGACAACAAGAAAACTACATGGGTAAAATGTACCATGTTTAAAGAGCGTGCTGAGAAGCTAGCACCGTATCTCACAAAGGGAACGCCAGTAACAATGTCTGGCGAGTTTCAGATGGATGAGTGGACTGACAAGGAAGGCAATGCACGGCTAACCCCAGTATGCATGGTCAGGGATGTTCACTTTGGTAAAAAACAAGAGGGTGCTGCGCCACAACAACAACTACAAAAGCCGCAGCAGAATAGTAACTTTTTAGAAGACGATATTCCGTTTTAGGAGATTATGATGACTGATAAAGAAAAGGCAGTAAAAGACGCGCACCGCTACGCTGACGAAGCAATAGCTGTTGCAAGGAAGAGAACCAGCTTTCTTCGATCTAAGTTTAAGCACTGGTCAAAAAGTGAATGGCGCATGGTTACAAAAGGCGAAGCGCTAGGTGTGGCAGCCATCATGTTGTTGCTACTCTTCGCAGGATAATACCCCTATGACCTATGGGAATCCTCTCCCTATGTGAGCCAGCTTGATGCACTGGTGGTCGTAACGCATCATTACCTAAAATCATATCTAATATAACCAAATAACACTCACGACTCCTACCTATCTACACTATAATCGCGCCTCAATAACTGGGGGTGCAATGAACTACATCATATTATTTACACTACTGTCGCTAACTTTGATAGCTATAGACGATATAGCTGGTCGAAGACCGATAGAAAAGTACAAGGTAGAGAAGGGGCAATAGCCCCTTTTTTATTGGGCTACAGCTTAACTTGGAAAAAAACAGCACAAAAAGTGATGCAAATTGTGCCAACTTACTTGTAAGTAACAGTTACTTCTGTATAATAGATGCCATACACACAAACGAGGAATAGATATGAAAAACTTAGAGAAAAAATTTATCAGCGAGTTTGTTAAAAAAGTACAAGCTGATGATGGGCATCTTTTTAAAATAAGCCTAGCCTTACTTTGGTTTGCCAATTATATGGGCAACAAAAAAGCATGGCATGAAATTGACATTGCCAGAAGCACCATTGTTTGGGATGAGGTGCGAGGGTACAAGGGCTTTTCTATGATTGGTGCTGAAAAGTTGCTGAATGCTATGGCAGAATTGTTTGCACAGGCTGAAAAAGAATACACCAATTATGATGAATTGGTTGAATCTTTAAGCAATTAAATAGAACCGCCCTCATAAGGGGGCATCACACAAACGAGGAAATTAAAATGAAAACTTTAGAAGATACTAACGCTTACAAATCATTGTTTAATATTGCAAAGGCTCTGCACAATGATTATGGGTTTGTGCCTTATGAGGCTATTTTTAAATCAGCTAAAGAGCTATGCGAATCAGAAGGTTTGTTTAAGCACCAAAGAGCAGCAATGTGTCTTGACGTTGTTCAGACTTACAACTGCCAAATTAAAATCAAATAATAAAAGGGGTGATGAGAATGAAGACTCAAATTTTTGGTGATTTAATAGTGCAGCTTGAAGATGATTGGGATGGCTGCATGGCTGAGCTAGAAGACACTCTCAAGGATGTAGCGGTTTACTCATGGCTGAAGGAGCATAAAACGTGGCTGCACGATATGTTTCCTGAGTGCGCCCAGTATGATGTTGATATGCTGCTGGAGATTCTGTACGCAGATGGTACTGATGATATGTTTGATACTGCAATGGCTGGCAGTCGTGATAGTTACGCTGCCGATGAGGGGTACAATGAGAAGGACAACCCTGAGATGTTTTATGAGTGCTTAGCAGTGCCAAACTTCAAAGAGTACGTTGGCAACAAAAAGGTATGTTTTGGTAAGGTCTATACTCTGGCAGAGGCGTTTAGGGATTCTATCTATCTCTATCTGGAGAAAAGGCTTGAAGATGAAATCCTTAATGAGTTTCACAAATCCGTTCACTAGGAGAAGGTTATGACACAGCAAGAAAGAGTTTTAGAGTATTTGCAGGAAGGCAAGAAACTAACGTGCCTGAATGCGTTTAATGAGCTGGGTATCACACAGGTAGCAGCTAGAATTTATGAACTGAAGGAAGAGGGGCATGATGTTAAAAGCAAACGAATTAAAGTAACCAACAGATACAACGAGCAGTGCAGCGTATCTGAATACTTTATGGAGAATGACAATGTCAGGTAAAGGATCAGCGCCAAGACCTATCCCAGATCGCAAATCTTATGAAGATAACTTCGATGCCATCTTTAGCAAAAAGTCTGAGCCGAGACCAAAAGCTCAGCTAATGCGTGAGATGAGAAGCAGAAGAAAAAGCGAAGGCTTAAAAGAAATGCGAGTATGGGTTACGGAAGAGCAGGCTGTCGAGATCAATTTGCTATTAAATAAATAGGTGTATACTGGTGTCAAATCTTAGCGGAGCAAGCTATGACAAGGCACTTAGTAATACCAGATACGCAGGTAAAACCAAATCAGCCTACTGAACATTTGCGGTGGGCTGGTTTGTATGCAGCAAAGAAGAAACCAGATGTAATTATTCACATAGGCGATCACTGGGATATGCCTAGCCTGTCTAGCTGGGATGTTGGCAAAAAATCATTTGAAGGTCGCAGGTATAAAGACGACATAAAAGCGGGCTTAGATGCTATGGAAGTATTCTTAAAGCCAATTAGAGACGAGCAGAAGCGTCTTATAGCTAACAAAAAGAAACAATGGAATCCACGCCTAGTGTTCACTTTAGGCAACCATGAGCAGCGTATAATGCGCGCTATCGAATCAGATGCAAAGCTAGAAGGGCTAATCAGCTATGAAGACCTAAAGCTAAATGAGCTTGGGTTTGAGGTGTATGACTTCCTAGATGTAGTTGTTATAGATGGTATTGCTTACTCACATTTCTTTACATCAGGCATTATGGGCAGACCAGTATCTAATGCTAAAACTATGTTAGCTAGGAAAATGATGAGCTGCGTGATGGGTCATGTACAGGATAAGGACATTGCCTTTGCACGTAGAGCTGATGGTAAAAGCATTTTAGGATTGTTTGCTGGGATATTCTATCAACATGATGAAGATTACCTAACCCCGCAGACTAATGGTTCATGGCGTGGTATATGGATGCTTAATGAGGTCGATGAGGGTAGCTGTGAAGAGATGCCGATCACTCTTAACTACTTACGCAAAAGGTTTGGAGAAGAAGAATGAGTGCATTAAAAAAACAAGAGGGTGGCAAGCATTACGTTATGCCTATCCAGCCTATTGAATACATAACTAAAAACAAGCTGCCATACATTGAAGGCAACATAATCAAGTACGCAACACGCCACAGAAACAAGAACGGTGCTGAGGATATCAAGAAGATTATCCACTACTGTGAGTTACTGTTGGAGTTAGAGTACGGTACAAAATAGGGTATAATCGGGCTTATGATTAGAGTTACTATTGATGATGACATTCATGAAGCCGACATAGAGTTGATTAACGACTTTGCTTTGGCTATCTGTGAGCGTGATGCAACCTTACTGGATGAGGTGCTATACTTAGCTAAGCAGCGGCTAGAAACAACCTATGAAGAGTATGACGTAAACATATGAGACCTAGTAAATACACAACTGACTTAGGCGATGACATTTGCAGACGTTTAGCAGCTGGTGAGAGTGCAAGACAAATCTGTAGGGATGATGCTATGCCTGCTATGAGTACGTTGATGAAGTGGCTTACTGATAGTGACAAAGTGACCTTTTCGGAGCAGTACGCGCGCGCAAGGGATTGTCAGGCTGATTACTACGCAGATCAGATTGTAGATATAGCTGATGAGCTGTCAGAAGTAGCAGAAGCAAGTGAGCTAGCTAGGGCTAAGTTACAGATAGATTCACGCAAGTGGAAGGTAGCTAGAATGTCACCACGTAAGTATGGCGATAAGCAGCAGATAGACCATACATCTTCAGACGATGCGTTCAAGCCAACAGTAATTAAACTGGTAGCGCAGTCTAATGAGTCAGACTGATACAGTAGAGATTAATCTACCACCTAAGATTGTTGATCTATTTGAGGGTGAAGCCAGATACCGATGTGCCTATGGTGGTCGAGGGTCAGCTAAGACACGATCATTCGCATTGATGACAGCAGTACGTGGTTACCAATGGGGTATGGAAGGAAAGCAGGGTCAGATACTCTGTGCAAGGGAACACCTTAACTCACTCGATGAATCATCCCTAGAAGAGGTCAAAAGCGCTATTAGAGGCGTTAAATTCCTTTCTGACTACTATGAGCTAGGCGAGAAGTACATACGCTCTAAAGACGGTAGAATCAATTACGTGTTCGCTGGCCTTAGACGCAACCTAGACTCAATCAAATCTAAAGCACGTATCATCCTATGCTGGGTAGACGAAGCAGAAGGTGTGTCCGATAGTGCATGGCAGAAGCTAATACCAACTGTACGTGAAGACGACTCTGAGATATGGGTTACGTGGAATCCAGAGACAAAGCACTCAGCAACGCACAGACGGTTCAGGGTGCATCCACCAACTGATATGAAGATCGATGAGATTAACTGGCGTGACAATCCTTTCTTCCCGAAGGTGCTGGAGAATGAGCGCCTAGAAGACAAAAAGAACAGACCAGACCTGTATGACCATATCTGGGAAGGGCAGATGCTCATCCATGCAGAAGGTGCATACTTTGCTGTAGAGATGCGTGAAGCTACACATAATGAGCGTATTACCAATGTGCCATACGACCGATCTCTTGGCGTTGTAACGGCTTGGGATTTAGGGGTAGGCGATAGTACCTCTATCTGGTTTGCACAGATGGTAGGGGCTGAGGTGCGCCTTATAGACTACTATGAAAGCAGCGGTGTAGGTCTAGACCATTACGCTAGGGTATTAGGTGAGAAGGGCTACGTATACGACCAGCATATACTGCCACATGATGTCAGGGTCAGGGAGCTAGGCACTGGTAGATCGCGCTTAGAGACATTAGATGGTTTGGGGGTGAGGCCAGTACATATTGCCCCGCAGCTTAATGTTGATGATGGGATACAAGCTGTCAGGTCATTGATACCACGCTGCTGGTTCGACAAAGACAAGTGTGAGCGAGGTGTCGATGCTTTACGTCAATACAGGCGTGAATACGATGAGAAAGGCATGACATGGCGCAGCAGACCATTACACGACTGGACAAGCCACTGTGCTGATGCAATGAGGTATCTAGCCATAGGTTACAAGGAGACATCCACCTGGGGTGAGCCTATCAGACGAAACCTTCAGGGAATCGTTTAAAGGTGGTATAATCAGCCGTTAATTAACAGGGGTGTTTTATGAGTCTATTTGGTTTAGGTAAGCGTGGCGAGCAACTAGCAAAAGGGTTAGTTGATCTGATAGATAAGCCAGTATCTGCCAAAGAATATATCCAGCAAGGCACAAACCCTGATTTCCTGATTA